CCGCCTGCTGCCGCCGCATTATTTGCCGCCTCTAAACCTTGTTTTAAGCGAAATTGATACCCTGGGGATTCTTTGTAGCCTGCGCCTATTTGATTGTAATAATCTCCGGGATGTTGTGCCATTTGTCCATATAAACCCTCATTTATGCCACCAGCGCGCTGACCTGCCTGAATGTAGGGATTATAATAGTTTTTTTGTAACCCAGGTATTTGATTGAAATAAGGCATTGCAGCATCCGTAGGATTAGAGCCATTACCACCAAATAGACCAAATAAGCCTCCTAGAGCGGTACCTAAACCGCTTCCTATGCCTGATGCACGCATCCAATCAAGATTAGCCCCTTTATTTGGGCCGGGTATATTAGCCATATCATATCCTTTTCATATAGTATTAAATTATGTCAATGTTACTGTTTTGAAAATAGGGGCACCACTTCCGTTGTTAATAGCGATTTGAATTGTATTCGCGGTGCTATTGTACAATATAGTTCCAAATTGACAGGTAAAATTACCTTGAACATCGGTGTTATTTTGGATTAGTGTAATATCAGCGGCGATTTGCGTGGGCGCAACAAGGCCCTCATTGCCTGCACCTGTTTGGAGTTCCTGCACCAATTGTTGACGAAATAATAATTCTGTAGGTGTAGGGTTGCCGTCTTCTAAAACCATAGCACCGACTGGCAAATTTGGAATGTTCATTCATAAATCCTTTTATATTTTGCTTCATTCTATACCTTTTAAATCAGATATAAACTTCTAAAATTCCATTTGTAACCACATATCGATTTAAACCCCAGAATTGTAGCTGAACTGTCAAATCATTGGCGCGTCCTAAACGTTGGAATATAAAGCGTGATTTACGCAATCCTGATGGATTCATTTGCAATCGATATGAGGTGCCAAATGTATAGCCCCCATCACGAGATAGGGTTAAGTCTACAGCCATTGTATTGTCACTATTGTCTTGACCTTGTTCTATCGTAAATCCTAATGACTTCACAATGTAAGGCCTTTGTGTAGGAAATCTCACGGGAGGACAATAGCGAATGCGTGGAATTTCTTTAATGTAAGGCACGGCAACATTAGGCAACGTATAGGTATAATCAGTAAACTCAGTACCAAATGCATACAAATTACCGTCATTAAAACTTACAAAATAGTAGGTGCCATTGAAATACACAATCTTTCGAGCAATATGGTAATTGAGATTTTCATCAGTAACAGTAAAGAATGTTTCAGTAGTCAAATCTAATAACAACGAAATATTGTCTGTTTTAAATGTAACCTGATAAAATAAATGACCGTCTACTTTGACTAAAAAACCAGAACAATCTTCAGGTGCTTTTAATGTAGACAACAAATAATCAATGCCATCAGTTGATACTTCTTTTATATCTCCACCCGTCGTATACATAATTACAGCGCCGGCTTCCTCATTAACACCAATCCACACAATATACGTTCCTTGATACGCTATGGAACTTGGGTTAATGCATCCATAATCAAGATTAAATGATGGTGTTTTTTGATAAGGAAAAATAGCAGCTCCGACATCATTCCATTGTTCCCCAACGGATGAACCAAATAAAAATAGCATGTTGCCGCGTCCAGGCATCGGCACCGCAGCTTGCACGTTATCAGGTTTGGTTTCAAGCAAACCAATATGTTGCGCATCAATAGGCCATGATAAACCATTGTTTAAAGTTGATAATCTCCATTCTGAGGTGCCGACAGAGGCACAAATAAATCGTGAATCTTGGAAGGCTAAAAAACCAGGTCTGAAATCAATAACAGCAATAGTAAAAGAAAAAGAGGTAGTATTGTAAACATAAATATTTAATCCATCAGATAATGCAATTTGGTCGTTGTTGTTTTCAGATATATACACTTCGCCCGTTGTTGTTTCTAAATGTCCTATAAAAGTAGCTAATATGCCGCTATTAATACTAAATACAGCATCATCCACTACCGCAAGCATGATGTCATTTACAGTACTTGTGAAAATACCACGTCCTTGTGCATGAGGGTTGTTGGTTAATTGATTCACGTTTTGATAACCTGCATAATCCACTAAGAAACCGTCGCTTACCATCATGTTTATGGTTTGTTCTTGCGAAATTTTTGGGTAGCGACCGTATCGATTTCCACCCACAATTTGCAATGGAATTTCAAGGATATCCTGCTCTGCTTTTGGGGCTAGAGGTTGTACGGCGCTTGGTTGTCTTAGTTCGGTCATTCCATGTCCTTATTAAGTCGTCCATCCTTTATGCATTATAAGATAGTCCGCTGCTTTTAATAATAGTTCGGGTGAATCCATTAATTTACCAATTCCAGTATTGCAGTCGCTGCATAACAAAGCTCTTACTGCATTGGTATCATGGTCATGGTCGATACATAATCTCGTTATACTTTTGCCATCCCTTGCCATTCTCTTTTCTGGCTGTCGGCAAATGGCGCACTTACCTTCTTGTTCATTAAACATTCTTTCATAGAAGTCTTTTTCTAATCCTCTAGCTTTCAAGGATGTATTTAAGCTTATATTATCCCGATTTCTAGCATAATGATCGGCTTGCCATTTTTTATGTTTCTCAGGATTATTTTTCCTATACTCTCTTTCTAATTCCCTAACTCTTTCGCGATTGTTTTTTTTCCAATTAGCTGCTTTTTCTATATTTTTCTCTCTGTTTTTTATATAAGAATTGGCTCTAATATTATTAGAGCATTCTTTGCATCTTATTCTGTATCCATCCTTCAAGGTTTTATCTAAGCAAATAAATCCAGTTTCATTATTTAAAGTCCCATGCTTTCTACAAAATCCTTTAATATCTTCAGGTTTGGGAATATCAAAATTAGCCTCTCGGTAACTTTGCAATCTCTCTTCAAAACAAATTTTGCATTTAAGTCTGTATCCAGATTCAGAGGTTTTTGATGCATATCTAAATCCTGTTTCATCTTCTATTAATTCACCATGCTTTCTACATGTACCTTTTATCATTATCTTCTCCTGTTGTTTCAAAGCAGGAAAATTATACTCAATTAATTGATTGGCTAAAAGTTAAAATTAGAACGGATAGAACCCACGACTGAGATTCACAAATTGCCAATCGAATGTAGTGCCTGTATTAAAGAAGCTTCTCTTGCTAATAGTAAGATCTGCGGGACTAATTGACTTAAGTTTCTTAATAATCTCTTTGAGCTTATTACGAGCCTCATCAGGAAAGGTCTGACCGTATTCACAACAAATATACTCAGCAAGCGCACAACGCAAATATTCAATATAATACGCATCATAAGTAAGCGATAAATCCTGATCCAAAGTCACATTAACCAAGCCAAATTTACCCCATATCTTAATAACATAATTAGATTGCGGAACAAAATATAAATAGATATTAGAACCGTTTAAACAGCGTTCAATACGATAAGAAAAGGGTAACGCCTGAAGATTATCAACACGAGGCGTGCTAAAGTATTCTTTTCTGGTCAGTTCATTCATAGAAAAACGAACTTCTCCGATATTAAATGTAACGCTATCGGCACCTAATAATCCAGGAACAAAATACATTTCAGTACCAGCAACCGAATTAAAGTCGTACTCATTGTAATATGGGATTAACTGTAAGTCAGATGCTTTAACATCCAATAAGGCATTAAGCAAATACAATCCGTCTTCAGTTTCCTCACCTGTCAACGTCTGAAATCCTCTTGCCAAAATTTGAGAGAGATAAAAAGACCGTGTTATCAACGTGCTCGTTAAATAAGCCATATTTTACCCCTCTCATCCTAGAGATTAGACAAACCAAGTATATCCTGCCACATCAATTGCTACAGAATCACTACTGCTCGATACTTCATAGTTAATTACAGGAGAACTTACGGTGCTAATAACAACACTTTGTGCTAATACAGTACTTAATGTAGTTGTGTGCGCAGTACCTGCAACAACAGGCGCTGTTATAATCACTTGTGCCCCGGTACCATTACCGCATTGCAAACTTAACGTATCAGCAGCAGCATTAGCAGAAAAGTTAGTGTATATAGATACAGGAGTATTGTTAACATTCGGTACTAAAGTAATTAAATTCACATTAGTAAATGATGTTGCAGCACCTGCCGTAATGGCAGTAGCCTGAAATGCATCATAGGTAAATGTACGTGCAGTAGTATTTCCCGCAGTCCAATAACCCGGTAAGAAATGTGCTGCATTACTGATAGTCGTTGCATATCCAATCAATAGATAAGCACCATATCCAAAAGGCAATAATGGCGTTGTTTGATTTAAAGAAATCATAGCTCCTGTTGGTTGATTGGAAACGGGATCCCATACTACATAGACCGCATAAACTTTTGCCTGAGCAAAAGTACCGGTATCCAAACCATTTAAACCATTAACTGCGGCATTGATTTTAATCGTTGCATTGGAGTTTAATTGATAGGTACCCGTAACATCCAAACAACTACCAGGGGAAATATCTAATAGGGTATTGGGAGTGGTTGCATCATTACTTATGCCTAATCCATTGATGAAATAAGGCATATTTTGTCCATATTGTACATAAGTTTGTGTATCGTATGATTCTGCCATGATTTTTAATCCTTAATTTTTTCGTTTAAATGGTGCTCTCGATGATGTTTCCTACATAACCATCTTACATCAAGTGGTTTATAATAGTCATCATGGTGAGCCTGTACATCTATTTCAGTATTACAGACTTCACAAGGCTTTCTTATTAAAATACCAGCCTCTATAGCTTTCCAGGTTATTTTTCTAACCTTATCTTTAAATTTCTGTTCCTCGGTTCTAAAAGGCCTTATTTGCTGTTTTCTAAAGATTTTGCAATTTATACAATATCCTTCATTTAATTGCGATTTTTCTTTTTCTCTTCCGCAATTTGAACAGGTTGTTTTTCTACCCATTCCAGCATTGTTTTGAGGCCTTCTACCTTCGGCTATACTTTTAGCGCGAGCTTTTTCTCGCTTGCATTCATTACAATATGAATCACGAGGATTTTCTTTCATTGCTCCACAAGTAACGCAATCAGGTTTGTTTCTTTGTTTGTATCGCTCACGCTCACAACTTAAACAATAGCCACGTTCTTGATGCTCTTTTACTTCTTTGCAATTACTACAATAAATACTTCTCTCAACTTTAGAACCGTGAATCTTTCTTCGTTCACGTGCTGCAATTTTAGCACTTTCTTTCTTTCTTTTGAGTAAGCATTCCTTGCAGTAAACTTTCCTTGTTGATTCTTTTTCTTTTCCGCATTCGCAAATTAAAGTAATTTCACGTTTATTATATTTAGTTGAATTTTGATTAGCCCATCGTTCACGCTCTTTTGCATTATTACATTCATTGCAATAAGTGCGTTCACGGTGTTCTTTGATCTTATTACAACTAGAACAATTTAATGAACGTCCAGTTCCATATTCTGGCAAGCCTTTTGCTAAACGTTTTTTAAGTCGTGTAGCTTTTTCTTGGATACTTTTACAGGTTTTACAATAACTTTCATTGTCACGACCTGGTTCTTTTTCTTGCTTACACTTACTACAATAAATACTTCTAGCCATTTTACCCACATATATTATTTAAACGTACTACATAATAACACATGTGGGGTAAACTAATAAACTTACATGGGGAATATTAACCGCATTGAGTCTTCTGATATCAATGTGGATCCCCAGGTCACATCCCTGACATAGCTACGATTGTCCTTCCCGAACTGAACGCCCCAATAATGCCTTAATGCAGCACCAGACTCTTTATCTTTAAAATAAACAGTTTCAAAAGGCGATTGATTGGGTAAAGTAGGCATTGCCAAATAGAAACTGTTTCCTGCATCCATCCAACCTGCTTGATGACTTGGTACACCTGTAAATTGCATACCTGCGGCTATCACATTATTGATGTTTTGATTTTGATTTTGAGCAGAAACCAGACCTATGCCATTATTGATGGTTTGAACATTAATAACCACGGTACCGCTTACAGAATTTGCATTGGCGATAGCTCTGAATTGTACGGGCAAACGTGTAGGATTATGACCAATAAAAGTCAAAAAACGCATATTGG